AAAAAAAATTCGGAATTTTTGATGGACAATAGATATGCTTATATGTCTGTTTTTAGCCTTTACACAAACATACAAAAACTATTAACAGAGAAATTCAAACCCCCATATACAAATTCTTTCCAAGTATGGTTTTTAGAAAGAATATTTAAAAGATATGAACTTATTTTTGAATCTATGAAAAATGGTGGAGTAATATTATCAGATGTTGTTTTATTGCATAATAAACGTGATCCATCAAAAACTGGGGGTGTAATTGATTTACCATCTTTTTGGTTTGATACAAGGACGACAAATGTATTTGAACTATTGGATGAAATTTTTGTTTATGTTCACACAATGAAAGAACCAACAAGTATATATCATGAATCAGTTAAAGCATTAAAAACAATTATTGAATTTCAAAAAGAGTTTAATAATTTAGACAAAAAATACAAAACAGGAAATATAAAATGTAAAAATGATTTAATTGGTTATCTAAAATTGCAAAACAAAATCGGATTTTCTAAACCTATTATTATGAATTCAGTAAAACACACAATCTCAATTGAAAACCCAAATTTCCCAAAAATAATTGATTCAGTAAATTCCGAACCTATAGGTGAATTAATATCAACAAAAGCAGTTATAGCTGATATAGATCGTGAAGTGAAAGTTGATAAAGACCATAAAAAATCAAAAAAACAAATAATAAAGGAATTAAAAATGAAGAAAGATTTCGAAATGATTGAAAAACTAACACATAATGAAGAATTATTTATCAAATATTTATACGAAACAAACACTATTAGATATGAAAAGACAAGATCCAGACAAAAAGTTTTTGAAACAATATTAGATGTAATTGAAAAAAATCCTGACATTACAAAAACAATACACTTGGCAAATAAACACATAACAGAGGGTGGAAAAACACTTGCAGACATATGTATAAAGTCACAATATGGATCAAAAAGAGAATTTTATGTCATAAATATTGATGCAAAAGCAACAGCAAGAATAACGGAATTATTTTTTAGAAAACTCGCAGAAAATAGTCCAAATGAAGCAATCTCTGTGCCTGGTGATAAAAAAATCTTAAAAATGCAAGATATGATCGACAAAGTTTCACATAATTTCTCAAATAGTAATCAGAAAATGTTATTTATAAATGGTGATTGCACAAAATGGTCAGCAGCTGAAACTATGGGTTCTTTTTTATCAATGGTAGAAGCACTTAAACCAAATATAGGTGATGGATGCTATAAACATTTAAAGGCAACATATTTATCATGGGGAATGAAAAAAATACAAATACCATTAGATATCGTAAATAATGTTATCCCAACAAAAAAATACAACACAGATTTTTTGAGCAAAGTTAAATATGATAATTACAAATTAAAAAGCACCCAAAACTTTTTACAAGGAATGTTT